GGTATTTTCCCTCAGCAGCCTTACGGCTACCGAAAGAATATCATACTATACAGTGATGTACATAGGCCATGAAAGGCCAACTGGATAGTGCTCCCATAGGTTGTCCAACTTCGTATTCTACGTCCTCAGGGATTTTGTCCCTTGTCGCTCATGATGACACAACTGAGGGCCCTAGACTGAAGGCTCGCCTGAATAAAGCTAACCAACAAGAACCAAGGCTCTTACGCATACTGTTACCTATTTTTCGGTAAAGTTCCATTGGAATACGATCTGACGCATTTGATAAATCCGCATGACCATAAAAGTTATGTTTGGCTAGCCATAATTCTTTAGCTTTGCCAGCAACTTTATCCTGATCAAAGGTGCAGTCTTCTTTGATGCTCCGTAAAAGCGACATTAAATCATTATGCAACGGACCCAGTATAGTTTGAGTTAAAGTATCCACGATTGCGAAAACTCGTGGCTTCAGCTTTCCACCTTCAAAAGCAAGACTTATCTTGCCTAGGTGCAGTTTTCTATTCAGAGATTCGACAAGATCCTGGAAAGGACTTAATTGTTCTTCCAATCAGTCATCTGTGTCTCCTCGGTAGTAAACATCTATGAAATCTTGAAGCTGCTCATCCAATTCGTAATGAAGGATAGCCGCCCGGTCCATAGGGAATCTAAAATAACTGATTCCGTTGGGACAGGATTTCATCGATAACTGAGGCTTTGGTACCTGGTGCGCCTGTATTTTTTGGTGTGTCAGCTCTGAAGCTTCTTGACCAATTATGGGTCGAGTCAATTTTGATCGATCATAATCGGTAACGAACGTTTCAACCTTAGTCAAAATATCGTTAAGTCCTCGGCCGGTATTACCAGTATATTTGTCGGTGATACTGCTTAGGTTTGTCCTGGTTGGGACTACTAGGAAACGCCGGATGCTACATAGAGTAAGCACATAACGTTTTAGCTGGATGTCATCATGAACCAAGCAACCGCGTTTAAGCCTCTTGCCTAGCCATTTGGGTCATCCTACGTAATCTTTGCCAATCGAAACCTTCTCGTGTTCCAACGTGACATCAACTTTAAGGAAAAGTGCCTCCAGAGTTTCTGAAGTACCTTTCAGGTAACGAAGTAAATACTCCGGACCTTTATACTTATAGAGATGTAAAATCTGATCTACATTTCTGTGGATCATCGATTCTAACACGTCAGGAAATAAATGTGGAAGTGTCGTCTTAATTAATAAGGAAAATTCATGAAACTCATTTCAAGTATTCG